GACCAATCAGCCAAAAATTGTTTTTCGGTATTATACCCCAAATCGTAGCCTATTCCCACAGTAACTCCCGAAGCTCCACCTGGCCACGTTGGTTTTTGTAGGGCTTTCTCGTAGTAGCTACGACCCCCTATCTCAAATTGTATGATTAAATCAATTGATTTTTTAGAAATCATATTATTTTATTACTTTGTCAATCATTGTGTCAGGAGCAAATAATAAGCCAATGCCTGTGCTAATACCTACCAAAGCACCTGTCCAATCAGCTTTACCTAAAAATACTGTCGCAATCGCTCCAATTATTAAAATCAGTCCTATTGTGGTCGTTTTCCACGCTTTTAAATTCTTCATATTAAAATAACTTTTTATAGTAGCTAACCGAATATTGGTTAGTCGTAATGCCAAAGTTAAATAAATCGTTTTTAGCCGTTTTAAAGGTCAAGCCTACTCCTATGCCTAATTTGTTGTCAAAGCGTCTTAAATCGCCTAAAACACCCAAATAAAGGCTATTCTTGTCATTGTGGTATATGTCGTTTGTGATTGTGATAGTTCTCTCCTTGATATTGGCTATAAATTGCCTTCCTTTTATCGCATTTTGACTAATGGTGTCAATTATGGTAAATTTTGAACTATCTAGTGTAAATGTGTCCGTATAAACTTTTGTAGTTAAATAGTCTTTAACTATCGTTACGGTATCGTGAATTGTATCTAGGATGAAATTATCCTGTAAAACTAAATAAGGGATGTCTTTCCCTTTTGTGTACTTAGTAAAAGTTTTCTGCTGGTAAACCGTGTCAATCTTTGTAATGATAACCGGCTCGTCTTTAGTGTAGCGTGATGTCCTCGCTATGAAGATTATAAGAATAGCCACCAATAATGTAATGACTACCTCTTTCATTATTCGCGGTCTTGTTTGTTTTCTAATGCAACAAATAACTTGTTTAAGCTAGTTTGTATATTGTCAAGTTTCTTGGCTATCACATCCTCTTGCTTTTCAACCATATTAACACGCACCTCAAGTTCTTTCAGTTTTAAACTTACTTTAACGTAGATGCTAATTAAACCGATTATTATAGCAATGGCTTGTCCAGCCAAGAAAATTGCAATAGTTTCCATTTAGTCCTCTTTTGGTGCTTCAGCTTGTTGAATACCTTGCTCTTTAGCGATATTTCCAAGAAACTCGAAAATAGGATTTGCGTACTTTGCCGGTAATTCTAAAAGATAAGCCTGTAATTCTTTTAATTGTGTTTCGTTGATTTGCATAATATTTATTTTTTACAAATATAAATTAATTTATAGGAGATTGCCAAGGAAGAGGCAAAACTATAATTGGTGGGTTTATAATGTTCTCTATTTGTTGGTCTAGCCCTGCATCTATTGCCGGAACATCAAGCCCTAAATCCAACCACCCACAAACTTGCTCGTAGGTTAAATCAGGGTAAGCCGTAAAGTCGGTACTCGAAGGAGTTTGACATCCCATTGTTCCGTAGCTAGAAACTAAAATTTCGTCTAATTGTGCCGTTCTAGTAAAGTGAACAGTTACCACTACATCCGTTAAGCCATCTTCAGTTGGCTTCGTGTCCATTTGATTAATTACCCATTGATAAGTTGTACTCATTTTATTTTGCTTTAAATTTCCTATTGGATTTCCATTATGCGTTGTTAAATCTACATATAATCTATCCATTAATTTTTATTTTTTAATTCGTCTATTTCTGCTTTTAACTCTTGTATTGCTTTTACTAAAGCTGCTATTATTGGTCTATCTTGTAAACCTATAAAATCATCTTTTTCAACGTATGCCTGTGGAATAAATTCTTTAACTTCTTGTGCAATAAATCCTAAATATTTATTAGAATTTTCGCTATCAGTTTTCATTCGGTATAAAGTAGGCTTCAATCCTAATATTGCATTTAAACCTATTGTGCTATCTTCAATGTCTTTCTTTTTATTTACATCTGACAAAGCAGTATAAGTACCACTTGACATATTTATAGATGCTACATTTCCACTTCCATTATACATATATGTAACTCCACTGGTAGTGTACCATCCGCCCCAATTTGCAGTATTAGCTCTATCTTCCCAAAAATAACCACCATAAGCTCCTCTTGAATATACTTCATTTGTAACTTGTAATGATTGTACCGAAACCCTTCCTGAAACTGCACTTGAATTGTTTATTAATACTGCCCCCCCACTAGTAAGTCGCATTCTTTCGGTATTGTTTGAAACAAACTTTACTTCTGCATTTGCCTCATTACCAATTGTCATTGGTACACCAGATTTTGTTTGCTTTATATAAAGTTCAGAAGAAGAGTGATACATATATGCAGAATTTACTCCACCTATTGTAAATCCTAATATTGCATCATTCCCATTTATATGAACTACTCCTCTGCCACTACTACCCCACAAATCAGTTGTACCATTTACTAATAAACTCCCTGCACTTGTAATACGCATTCTTTCGGTACGGCTTGTTCCTGTTCCAAATGCTAATGCCCCACCACTTCCATACTCAGCTGTTATCATTGCAACACCTGCTGAAGGGAAACCTATAATAAAATCTGCATTATTACCGTCCGAAAATCTTGCTGCTTCAACTCCTGCTCCACTGCTAAAAACTGTTAATTTTCTATCAGGAGAACTTATTCCTATACCTACATTGCCTGAATTAGTTATACGCATTGCCTCAATACCTGCACTAATACTTTCACTAGCACAATTTACTCTTATTGATAAATAACCACCTGCAGCCGTATTGCCTGCTAAAATATAGTTATCATTATTATTACCTAATTGCAAAACACCTATTGCTCCTGTTATTGACCTTAATGATGTATTATAACTTGCACCATATCCACCACCTCTTAATTTTGTTTCTGCAATTGTTGCACTATCTACTATTATTGAATTTGTAGCCGATAATGTACTTGAAAATACTGCACTTGTACCATTTAAAGCACCTGTAAATCTTCCTGTACCATTAACATCTAATAAATAAGAAGGAGAGCTTGTGCCAATTCCAAAATAACCATTAGAGGCTAATAATCTAGCTCTTTCGGTATCAGCCGTACCTAATATTAAATCCCCACCGTTTCTAGTACCTACTGCAAAGTTAGTAGCATAATTACTAAAGAATAAAGCTAGACCTGCTCTTGAAATACCAAAGTCACTTCCTGGAGCTGATGTTGAATATTGTCTAAAATATGAAGTTGAAGTATCGTTATAGTTTCTTACTGCAATCTCACTATAATCAGTTGAACTATTTGTTTTTAATAAAAATGAAGCTGCTGCACTTGCGTTATAAACATATAACTGTGCTAAAGCTGAACTAGGATTTCCTATTGTTAAATTAGTTCCGTCAAACTTTAAATTGTTAGAACCTGTAACGCTTGAAGTTCCATTAAAGTAAGTAACCTGACCACTTGTACCTGTTCCTGTTACCGGATTAGTTAAAGCGTTTTGCTTATTGTTAAAAGTGTTCCAATCCGTAGAACTTAAATATCCACTTGTTGAAGTAGTCGCTTGATTTATAGATATAGCAGGGGTTGTTCCACCACTTGAAACAATTGGAGAAGTACCTGTTACTGAAGTAACATAAGTACCGGCAGCTTGATATTGTGGTATATTTAAAGTATTACCAACTAATGTAGCTGCACCTGAAGTTCCTGTTGTTGTTAAAGTAATTGCTCCCTGTTTACTATTAAATGTTGTCCAATCGGTACTAGATAATAAACCTTGTTGGCTACCACTTGCAGTAGCTATTGACAAAGTTATTGTTCCACTTGTAGTAACAGGACTTGAACCAATTGTAACCCCACTTGTAGAAGAAGATAAGCCAACACTTGTAACCGTTCCACCTGTTATATCACTTGTCAAAGCTACCGTTCCTGAAGCAGCCGGAAATAAATAAGTATAATTATTACTATTATAAAAACTTAAACTAATTCTTTTATTTGTATCTCCATCATATAAAGCTAAAGTGCTATTCCCTGAACCTACACCTTTAATAGCATATATAGAATAATAACCCCCAAATGCCGTAATTGATGCGTCAAACTTTACGTTCAAAGCATTATCAAAAGCAACAGGAGTATTAAATGTTTTTAATCCTGTGATTGTTTCACTACCGGCTAAATGTACTACTAAGCTATCATTTGCAGGTGTATATCCTAAAGCCGTTGCAATACTTTTATTTTCCCATAAAGAGTTTGAACTGTTATAAAATATTCCTTGATTATTTGTAGGGGTTGAAATAGCTACATCGTGTAATTCTTCTAATTCGTAGCCGTTTTGTATTCTAACCTCTACTACTCCTTGAGTTGGATGTGATCTAACTACAATACCTACATAAACTAAATGAATAGGCGCAGAAGGCTTTGTTGAAGTCCACGCTCCGGCAGTCGTACCACTTAAATAAAGTTGTGTGCCATCTGCATAAGCCTGAGTATCTAAATCACTTAAAGAACCTATAACAGTTACAAAACCGTTATTCATATTAGTAATATCTGCTCTTACTACTCCGTAAGTTTGTGCGCTTGTTGCATCGCTTGTCGCTATCGCCTTAGCTACCGTTGGCAAATTACCGTGTCCACCGTTAATGTAAACAACAGTTCCCTTAGTCAAGGTCGCTCCTGTTTCATTGTAAACCTCAGTAATTAAATTTTGTGCAGCCGTTGCAGTTGAAGGAAATGTAATTAAACTTCCGTCTCCTGCTACATATTGAGCCGAAGTTCCGGCAAAGCCTATATTGATTGTCCCACTTGTAGTAATCGGAGAGCCTGTAATTGTTAGAGCATCCCCACTTTCAGTAATCGCTACGCTAGTAACCGTTCCACTCGCTCCACTCGCTCTTTGCCAAATACTTCCTGAGTATATAACTTGGTCGCCTACATAAAAAGTAATTGGCCCAGCACCAAAGTTAACCGTTCCGGCTACGTTACATAAATAAACGTCTCCTTGATTTCCTGTGCCGTTAGCTAGAGTAGGTGTGTTAGTAGCTGCATCCCAAGTACCCTTATATTCCATTACTGAATTAGGTAACTGAGATACTAATATCTTTCCGTTGCTGTCTAATTGTGGAATACCATTTGCACCGTTAATAGGCAAAGAATTTAGAACACCTGTTGAGCCGGTAATTACACCTTCTAAACTTCTAACTTTTGCGCCACTCGTTATAACTAATTGATTGCTCATTTATCTATTTTTATCTATTGAAATAAAGCCCTTACATATTCCCCACTTTCTAACGCTCTACTGAATGTTAAAATGCCTGTAGCTGAGTCCCATTTAACTTGCTCGTTTACTGGAGTACCTGAACCAATTATATCCTGAACGTCAACACCACCCCTTGAAACATATAAACAGCTCTTTCCTAGCATATCAGTCCAAGTAATTGTAGTTTCTGCGCCGGCAGCCGTATAGCCTTTTGTATAAACTATTCCACCTGCAACGATTACTGTTCCACTTGGGTCAACCGTAGTTCCACTTGTTGCGTAAGCTCCTGTCCCTTGTAAAGAAACCGAATAAGTTGCTATATCCTTAAATGGCGCATTCATTTGAAAGTTACTTAAATTAGTCGTTCCACTAATAATAACTAATCCGTCAACACCATTATCAATAACAAATTTTATATTTATTGGAGTTCTATTTTGTTGTATGTTTAAGAAGTTTAAATATCCGTAACCGTCTAAAGTTACTATACCATCGCAACTTACCGTCCAACTAGCCATATCTAACTTATATTGACGATACCAAGACGAAGATTGAGATGTTACTTCCTTTTGATCTACTTGTACGTTAAACGTGCAATTAGTTGAACACGCAAAAGGTATATCACGTCCATCAGGATATTCCAAAGATGGTGCTTCGTGATAATAAAGCATTATATTTTTTCCTTTTATTAAGTCTGCCATAATTACAAATTTAACTATAAATTTCTAGTATCTGCCCTTCACTACTAATCTTATAAACGTGTATCGCTGGGTCTAAATCTAATTTATACCATAAGAACGAACCGTTAAACGGAACGGTCAAAGTATCGTTATTGTAGAATAAATATCCTACAGGTGGGTCTTGCTCGTCAGTACCCGAATAAACAACATCTGAACCAACGGTTGCAGCTGCAGCTTCCGAATAAGTATCATATCCTTCACTTCTATATCTAACAAAATATTCCGTTTCAGGATTAATAACCGAACTATCGTATTTAGTAGTTACTACTGCATTCGGATTATCTAAGTCAGTAATCTCTAATAAAGAACTTTGTATATTATCATTAAATAAATCCATTGTAGTATTTCCTACAATATATTTTTTATCCTCTACGCTAATTTGAGGTGGGTCAGTATCTTCTGCTTTTATTCTCATTGCTCCACTAAAACGACCATTAGTAGTGTCCATACTTGTAAACGTACAATCTAAATTAATAATGTTCTTAGATAATACGTTTGCATATTGCTTTACTACTAACTCGCTTAAAGATGTATATAATAAACTTGGATATGTAAGATTATACCAGTTATTTAAAGCATTTCCGTTAACATCACTTAAATAACCTTTAAAATAATTATATGTAGGATATAAACTATTAAATCCTGATAATATCTTAGCTTCATAAACGTAATCATTGTTAGAATTTATATTGCTTATTGTAGTTACATTCTTTAATGCCGACTCTTGCGTTAATACTACATTTTGTATTTCAACAACTTGTTCTATTATAGTACTTGTAGAGTTTTCTACTGCTATTTCAATGCTCATAGCACCGGAGAAGCTAGTAGCCGGCAAATCAATACTCACATCATACACTTGGTTACCGTCCTCAAATTTCTCAAAATAATAATCAGTGCCAAAATTACTCCACTTCTTTTCGCTATTCAAATACCAAATCCCAAATCCACTACTTGTGCCGTCTATAATAATCTTAACTGTTACTACGTTCGGGGGTGTTATACTGTAACTTTTTAACGTTGCATTAAAAGACAAAGTCCCAATATCTCCAATGTTAAATCCTGTTAAATATGTAGTTTTTATTCTAGCATAACCAGCAGCCGAAGTAACCTTTTGTAAACTTAACACCATAGCATTAAAATCCGAGTTAGGATTTTGCTTTAATGTTACCGCTCCGTATAAAGAAGTATTTGTCCAAAAGTTTGCATCATTACCGGATTTAGCCTTGAATGTACCATTTGAAATATAGTTATCAGCATACTCAGCGTCATTCTTACTCACTATCGTATTATATCCTTTCCTTAATAACTTAAATTGAGAATTGCCGGCAAAGAATAAATTGCTTGTATTACCTGAATATCCTTGTATAGTTCCTAAGTCGGATATTTCTCCACTTTCTATTGGTAAAGCATTTTCATACAAAGTGTAATAATAGCTATCAGCTGCTATTTGTGTTAATGGAACAATATACCAAATCCCTTTAGCTTGGAATAACCTTGAACCAAACCCACTAACAATCATTGTTAATACCTCAAGATATGTTTTACCAATAAAGGATAAATTTTGATAATAAGATTGATTTAATGGTTCTGCTTCAGGGTCGTCATCTCTATTGGTCATTCCTGAACTATAAAAACTAATACCACTCAATATGTTTAAATCAGTAGGGAAACCAATCTTGCTTAAAGCGCTATCTACATAAAATAAAGCCTTTTTTCTAGTTATTACCGTTTCATCAGTTGGATTATCAAACGTTATCTTCCCTAATAAACCCAATCCGTCTATTGCGTTAAACTCTAACGTTCTACGACCTGTACTAAATCCAAATTGTACTACATCACTAATTGTCCAACCTTGAAAGTCTAAGTCAGTATCGTTGTTTAATAACTCTACAAAGTATTTCCTATCGTCTAACTCCGTAAAGTCCGGCATATTCTCTAAATCTTCGGTAACGTCAATGGCTACTGCTAATTGAGCAACGTAAATAGGCTCAAATACGTCATCGCTCATTGGGATATACTGAATAGATATTGTTTCGGCTGGGTACTCTATTAAGTCCCCTACATATCCTTCTTCGGATAAATATAAATATGATGTACTACCTGATTTGGTAGCCATCGTTATTTTGTACTTTCTATTATATGCCATTTCCTCGTCTTAGGTTAAGTGAATAGTTACTTCTTTGCAAAGCTAATACTAAATCGTTGCCTTTTAATACAAATTGTCCATTTCCACCACCACCGGCACCACTCATTGCACCAGCATTAAACGTACTGTTCATCATATTGCTAAGTTTGTTTAAAGGCATTACTGCCTCGCTTTGTCCACCCTCTCCAACCATTGCTAATGTTGGTCGTGAAACAATTCCACCCTCAGCCATTCCTAATAACTTTCCTACTCCACCTAATACTCCACCTAAGAAACCTGTTCCACCACCACTTGCTAAATTCAATAAAGACATAATACCTTTAAATATTGTAGCTTGTATAATTGCAGCCGCAAACTGTTTAACCAAATCGCCTAAATAATTTCCTAATGCTTTTAAAGGATTTTCCCCTTTAGACATAGCATCAAACATAGTCATAAATCCTTGCGTTATATCAGTAGCAATAGTTTCTGCAAACTTCTTATAGTTATCTTGTAGCTTCTTAGCATCTTTTTGTTTTTGGTCTATGTCAAGTATTTTGTATTGCTTGTCCATATCCTTATATGCCTTATCTAAATCCTGTATTGCTTTTGGATTACTAGATAAAGCCATCAATATTTTTATTTCAGCCATTGCCTTTTTAATGGCTTCTTTCTTCTTTTCGTAATCGTCTCCTGCTAATTTAGTTTCAACATCTAAACTATTTTTAACAATATCTAAGCTATCTTTTGACGCTTGTAATTGATTTGATAATTTTTCCTTCTCAAACTCCTTCTGGTCTTTTATGTATTTATCGTCAGCTGCTTTAAATATTTTATCTAACGAATTACCTAAATCTATTGCATTTTGTTCTAAGCCTATTTTAGCTTGATTTTTAATATTTTGTATTTCGGTTGCACTAGCTTTATTAATTCTTGCTTTCTCTAATGCAACTTTTTCTTCTTCTTTTGTAATTAAATCAGCATATTCTTTATAAGCATAAACATCATCTTTGTATAACTTTTGTTTAGCTTTTAATAAATTTAATTCGGATGTATCAACATCTTCTTTAACTTTCTTTTCAGCTTTTGGTGCAGTATTGCTTAATGTTGAGAAATCTCCTGCTTTAAAAGAAGCTTCCGTTAATTTTCTGTAATCTTCTTTTAATTTAGTAATAGAATTTCTTGTTCTATCAGCTTTATCTGCATTATCTTGTAATGCGTCTCCTGCTAATTTAATAGCTATATTTGCACCTCCTAAATTATTTGTTAATCCTTGTAATGAACCAGCAAAAACATCCCAAGTTTTGCTCCATCCTGATAAATCTCCAACTTGCTCTTCTAAATCAGCCGTTTGTAATCTTATTAATTCAGCGTGCTTTTCTCCAATAACTTTAGCAGTAGCTTCAATTTCGGCTTTCCTAATTAATGCTTTAGAGATTTTATTTATAATCTCCTCTAATTTAGCACCATCATTAATATCAGTCTTTTGTAATTCAACGTTACCTTTATACTCCGATTTTAATTGTTTTAATGCAGCCTCTCTTGCTTCGGTAGATTGTGTAACATCGGTTATAACTGAAACTAAAGCTTCGTCAGTTGCAATAGTTGTTTCAACACTTTTTAAATTATCTAAAAAGGAACTTCGTATTTGTTTATTTGTCTTCTCTAATTCAGTTTCTTGACCAATTAAACCCACAATATCATCGCCAAATGCTACAACTAAAGAAGATATTGCACCCAAAGCAAGTCCAATTCCTGCTGGGCCTGTTAAACCGCCTACTAACGCTTTTAATGCGTTTCCTGCGCCACCACTTTCCTTGCTTAATCGTTGAAAACTTTCTAATAATGGGTTTAAGTTATTCGCAATACCCATAAATCCATAAGGAGCATCCTGAGCAACCCTTGATAAATTACCTAAAGCATTTGTTGCGTCTGCAGTTGGCTTTGTGTTAGCCTTTACTGCATTACCAAAGTTAGTTACTGATTGAGAGGCTTGGTTTAAACCGTTTTGTAAGTCTTGCGTATTTGCACCAATAATTATCTCTAAATTTTCCGTAGCCATTTTATATTAGTTTACTCCATATAATTTTAAAGTCCTTGCTAGTTGTTCTTCCGTTAGCATTGTTTTTTCCTCAACATCTTCCACATCGTCAATTTGTGGAATGTGCCAAAATGATCTAAGCGATTTAGGGGACTTTTCAGCCGTGTTACTTAGGTATATAATATAGGCGAGGTTTCTAGTCCTCGCCCATTCATTTAACTCTTTTCTTTCCTTTCCCATTACAATAATAGAAAAGTCTTTCCAAGTCATTTCCCAAAACTCATTGGGTCTTATATCGCACTCTGCGGCTTTAACTAAAATATCATCCCAGCTTAGTTTTATTAGGCTTTTTTTTTTCTTCCTTAACAGTCCCTTGAACAGTTGTTACAGTAGTCGAAATGATATACTTAACATATTCTATAAACTGCCCATCAAGATTAAAAAGTCCACCTATTTCATCAATCCAATCACAAACATCATTTTCAGTATATTCAATGTCTTGTTTGTTACTTACGCAAGCTGACTTATATCCTATATGTATCATTTTTACAACGAGGTCTAAATCAAATTGCGTTCTTCCTAATAGTTCAAAGTACTTATCAATACCGATATTATTTGCTAAGCAAAATTCACGCATTGCCCAAGTACCCCACTTCAAGGGGATTGTTTTGTTGTTTAGTTTTAATTCGAACATAGTTGTTGTTGTTTTTTATTAAGCTGTTACTGTTTGAGTTAAAGGTGGAACTGCTACTGTGAAAGTTGCACTAAACTTAACATCTTCTTTATCAGCTGCGTTAACGTCAAATGCTGAAATGAAAACGTCTCCTGAGTAAGTTACGTTACCTGCAACAGGTGTAGCCTCGCCCATTTTAATTGCAAATACAGTGCCGGCAATAAATGCAGAATACAATTGATTGTAACTGTCTTTAGAAGCCGTTCCGGTTTGGTCGATTGCAAAACCGTCTGCCTTAATTGATTGTGTGTACGCTGGCCCAGGTTGGAATTGGTCGCCACATTTAGAAGTTGCATCAATCACGTTTAAAGATGAAGTGATGTTGTTAGAAGTAAGACAAGCAACAGGCTTAAATGTAGCGTTGCCGTCTATGTCTGCTAATAATAGGTAGTCTCTACCTGATACTTTAGTTTCTGCCATTTTTATTGAATTTGTGTTATTGTTAAATTATATGTTATAAGCGTTCTAAATACATTGTCTAAAGGATTTAAACCGTCTAAATTTGTGATACTTTGAACGAATAAGCTGGTTGAAGTCCAACCATTTGGAAGCGTTATTTTAGTATCCGAATTTATCGCAGTCAACACCAAATTAGATATTGTTTCCGAACGTTTATAGCCAAAGTTAGCATTTTTTGTTATTATGTCAACAATGATTACGTTTGAGTTTGTATATCCTGATTTGCCTTGTTCTTGGCTTGATGTTCTACCGTCTAAAACAATATACTCCGTTAAATCATTATCCGGAGCCATACCATCATAAACAGGTAAACCGGTAGCCGTTCCCAAATTGGTAACAAACCATTTTTTTATCTCTATATTAGGATTTAGCATCTTTTAATATTTTTTCTATTCTTAATTTTAGTTTAGGTCTTTCCTGTTCAAATGCTGGTATTAAAAACGGTTGCGCTTTCATCCCTTTTCTTAATATACTAACGGCAATCATATAAGCAACTGATTTGCTTTGTTTTCCACTTGCTATACCTTTCTTTTGTACCCATTCAGTCAAAGCCTTTAACATTTCCTTAAAAGTGCCACCTGTCTTTGTTTTAAACTGAGATGCGTAACTTTCAAATCCCTTAGGTATAGAAACTTTGCCACCTGTCCCAAACTCTACATAAGGAGCATATTTAGCCGATGCTCCAACTGAATACATAAAAGCATTTTGCCCTTTACTTTGTTCAACTAAATAGATAGTATTTCTTAAAGTACCTAAATTTACAGGGGCTAATTTTTTAGCATCCGATTGTATTTTTAATGCCGATACGTTAACCTCGTCTTTTAATTCGGTTTGTACTGCTTTACTGTACTTATCGAATTTTTTCAAAGCATCACTCATTCCCTTTATATCTATTGTAATAGCACCCATTTATGCATACATTTCAATTTCCCAAAATCTATGTGCATTGTCCACATCCTTAATAGAATGGATTGTAAAACGTTGCCCTTCGACCTCTAATTGGTAATTATCGTTAATTGTTATATCGTATCTAATAAATAGCTTTGCGTATCTATTAAATGACAATTGGCTTTCTTGTATCGCTCTATTTTGTGGCTGAGGTCTATAATCGCCCCATACAGTCGCTTGAAGCGCAAATGAGGTAGTATATCCACCCTCGCCATCCGAAGTCCTTGTTGGGGCGTAAATGCCTATTCTACGAGTCATAGAATTAGCGTCAACGTAATTGTCTTTATGTAGTCCTATTCTCATACTATAAAATTGGGCTTGTTCTTGTCCATCTTTGGCAAACTCTCCAAGTTTTCTCACATATTCCCATATCGTCAACATCCATACCTCTATTCTCGTAACCGTAGTTGATTTGATCTAAAATAGCAATCTTAATCTCTTTTGGTACTGTTGTCATTCCTGTTGTATAGATAGCCTTTAAATCAGCCCATAAAGGACGTTGTAAGTTAGGATATTGACCACCTACTAGATTATAAACGTTTGTCCCTAATATATTTCCGTTTGCATCCGTTAAGCTAGTAAATGAAGTCATTGGGCCAAATGGAAGCTGGAAATTGCCGGCACTATTAGTGAACCATAATGTAACCGTTTTAGGTGTGATACTTATGTTAGCAGCTTTCTCTACGGCTTGTCTTGATTGAGTGATAAGTTCAGCAAATAAATCATCTTCAACGCTATTATCTACTCTACAATACTGTTTAGCTTCGGCTACCGTTACAGGCTCCGTAATTGTGCCTAAGTCGGCTTGGGTGTAATCTATAATGAAATTATACATATTCCTTTTTTACAAATTTACAATAATATAAATAAAAAACCCCCACCTTTTAAAGTGAGGGAATTTTTATAAGTAAAACTTAAAATTATACGTTACCTAAGTCAGCGAAGATTGCTGAGCTTGGTTGCATTAAGTTAATGTCCTCATAACACTCGATACGAGCAGTAACCATATTTTGTTGGAAGTTGCTAGCGTTCTCATAAGAGAATTCAATAGCTAAACCTTCAACCTCAACACGCTCACAATAGTTGTTATCTAAGATTAACACTTTGTCATCAGCTACCCAAGAAGCAGCGATTACAGGTACACCCCAAATTGTGATACCACCGTTAGGGTTAACGATTACTGAACCTGAACCAGCGTAGTAACCTGCGTTGATTGTTTCTTTTAATAAACGTCCCATTTGAGTTGGGCTAACTACTGCGAAAGAAGCTACATAATTTGCAGTCTTTTGGTTTCCGATATAGTCAACTAATTGCTCTAAATCTACAGTTGCAGAAGTAGTTGTTGAACCTGTTGCAGCACCACTAACAGTTGTATAGAAAGCACTGTTCTCAGCTTTGTAGAAATCTCTAGTCAACATTCTTGGTAAAGTTGTACTCAAGAAAGGTAAAGATTTAGCCATTTGCTTTGAGAAAGTAGAGAAACCTGCGATGTAATCGTTAACAACTTTTACTTCGCTTAATGCGTAACTGTTCTCACCTTTGTTAGAACCTTCAGTTTGAGCGCCAATGTTGTTAGTTGTAGAAGTTTCCTTATAGAAAACATATAAACCACTTGTTGAACGTACAGTAGGTACTAAATCACGGAAGTTTACTGCTTGGCTTGGTAAGATAGCAGCGTTAGGAGCGTAAGACGCTTGAGCATCTCCAGTTAAAGAAGCTGATAAAGTCATAGACTTTACATCGCTTAAATCTAAACGGAATTTACCACCTGACTTCATTTCCTTTTCCATTAAATCCATATTGCCGTCAAGTTTTTCCATAATAGCCTCATCCATAAACTTAACTTGCTTAGATGCAGCTTTCTTTTGAGCAGCGTTTTGTGCGTCGATTTGCTTTTGCATTTCGTCAGCAACAACTTTGATAGAAGTTTTTACTTCTTCGATTTGAGCGTTAACGTCAGACTTGATGCCTTTTACGTTTTCAGCCATTTCATTAATTAAATGTTCCATTTTTTACTTTTTAAATAGATTGTTAAATTGTGTAATTGCCTTTAATACTTGTTCGTTATCTTCTTTCTTTTCTTCTTGCACCGGCTCAACTGATTGCTCGGGTTGAGTGATTTCCTTGATTACTTCGATTTCTAATAATTCGCCTTGTATCTTTTTTATTTCAATCTCTATTAGGCTAAACATTTCATCGGTAAATTTACCACCTTTGAACGCTTTAATTAGCTTTTCGAGTCTATTGCTTAATTCTTGTTTTTTATCTTTTATTTCCATTTCGCCTTTAAATCCTAATGTTGGTGTTTCAGGATTAGCACCCCAAAGAACGGCTGAACCTTCATATAGTTTTAACTCAGTAATTGTTCTTATGCCGTTTTTGTCAACGTTAGATTTTACAGTACTAAAACCGATTGAATGCTGATTAATTAAACCAGCCTCATAAAGTTTTATAATATCTTCGCCTGTTTCAGTTTCTACAATTGGAGTAATTGCAATTAGCATATCCTTTTCAATGTATAACTGTTCAGGTTTACCAATTACGGCTTCCATTTCTGCGCAATGGTCAACTAATGACCAAATAAGATTTTTGCCGGCTGGCCCTCTTTCTGCTAATGTTTTAGTAAACGCTTCCGGTACGATAATATCGTTATCTAAATCAACGTTACCACATCTTGCCCATACGGCTTTTACTCTACGTTGCTCGCTATCAACATCCATTATGTTATAGCCTATATCTTGTTTTTCAACAAGTGTATTTTTTAATTGCATTGTACTCATTTGAACAAAGTTATTATTTTTTTTATTATGATAATGCGTCAGCTAGTAATTGTCCGATTTCATAAGCAGCAAAGTTTGTTAATAGTTCCCAAATAACTCCGGCATCTCCTAAAGGTGGATTATCTGCTAGTTTTTGAACTTTGCCATTTGCACCTCTTACGGCTTCATATCCTAAAGTACAACGGCAATTACAAACGTTACCTGCGTGAGCCGTACTATCGCCTGGATGCAACATATTGTCAATATATTGTTTAGCCGGTACTACAAACTTTTTATCCATTGGTATTTGTACTCCGTCCATATGTAAATGGTCGTTTGCATCTCTAGGCATTCTTCTAGTCCTATTATCTTTTGCTGCAATCCATTCTTTAACGGTTACTAATCCTGTACTCATTGCGCCCACCATTGAACCAATGTTAGCAGCCCTTGCCGTTTCCGTTCTAGCTATTAGTTCGGCTCTATAATTTGTTATACCTGAAGTTTTAAGTAAGGCAATTATTTCCGGCATTGTCAATCCTTCCTCTTGTCCCTTTATTAAAAACTTTCTTATTTGTTCTTTTGTAGTGTCGGTTATATCAGCTGCTAATTGATCTAATCCTTTTGTCTCTAAATACTTGATGATAACGTAAGCGAATAAATCAGTTTTTGCGCCTTTAGTCTCCATTGGTACGTATGCCCCTTTAGCGCCCTTTTTAACCGTTTTTTCGGCAGTTAACCCCATTTTAGTACCTAAGGCAACGTGTAACTGTTTAATAGTCTTTTTGAGGGCTTTATCGCTAATTGCGTTATAGTCTTGGGTACGACAATAAGTGTCCACCTGTTTTTGTAATTCCTTTTGGAATTTAGGGGAGTACTGAATAAGCGCATTCATATAGAGCTTTCTATAATCTTGCCAAATCATTATTTAAGAGTTAAAAGGTAAAGCGTCTTAGCTATTAATTGAGCAACCTCGTCTATTTGATTTTGTACCCAGCTATCTTGGTAGATTGTTTTGCGCTCCTTTTGTACGAATGCGTATAATTCTTTAAAATACGCTTGTACTGCTTCATTACTTACATAATTCTGCAAAGTACCTACTGAATAATTTTTAGGACGTCCGTATATGCCGGAAACGCTTTCTACTAATCCATCATATAAATCTTCAATCTCATCTTGATAAAAGTCTAAGGCTTTATGCTCTGCATAGCTCATTGTTTGATTGTGCCATACAATCGCCTGTTCTTTACTGTCTAATAACTGGCTTATAAATTCTACGAATTGCATCTTATTTTATTTAGGTTCGTTAATTGTTAACGGTTGGAATTGATCTAAAGGCTGTAAGCTACTTGGAACGTAAAGTTTCTCAAGCTCTTCGGTAGGGATATAATCAGGATTTTTAATTCCCATTATTTCCATTTTTTGTGCCGGACTAATCCACCACGCTTTATCCAACCATTCTACTTGCTCAGTCTTGTTTGCCTCTAATTCTTGGAACACTTGAATATCATATCCGATATAAACATTCGTACCTCTATAACCCCAATCGCTATGCAATTTCCTGTTCATATTCTCAGCAATACTATCTAACAAAGGAATAGCACAACGCAACGTCAAAGCCTTTTCTCCTTCTCTTTGATTGTTGTAGGTCTTATTGTCTGCGTCATTTAATAACTGACTAGGCACTCCATAAATATTACAAAGTGATTTCATATCCCACTTCTCACTCTCGATAATGTTTAATTCAACAGGGGATAAACCAATTTGTTTCCAATCCACTTTATAACCTGATACTGCAATGGAATTGTAATTACTTGCTCCACCTTTCTCACTAATTGATTTCTTTAACGCTTGGGCTTGTTGCGTTCCACTTGTAGGGTCAAAGCGCTCGTCATTCATAAATAATACTCCGGCTGGACCACCATTTTGGAATGAAGCAACTGCAGCCGTCTTAGCTTCGTTTGAACGTGTTAAAGTTCTAGCAGCTGCCATTAAAGGAGATTGACCGTACAACTCATTGCCGGTTACTGTCCAATAAGGGTTAAAGTATTTGTCGTGTAATATTTCTTTGGTATCAAATGTCCACATTTTACCGTAGTATAATTGGTAGCCAACACGTACAGGTGGGAACACTTCCACATTGGCAATGATTGCCATATATTGAGCTGGTAATGCATAAAGTTCAAAAGGTTTGCCATCGTTAGCACCCCCTTCAATCATTTTAGCATAAATGAAGGAATTGCCTGTTAATAATTTAAATCCACACCATTGCTCAACTAAATCTGCCCAAGTGTCCTCACCGTTTGGATATTTAAGCAACTCGTTTAAGCGTGCGTCTCCTGTGTATAGTTCAAATGCTTTTTTGTGTAATTGTTTTACTTCGTTCCAATTCTCGATTTTATCCGGCTGCTTCATTAAAGACTTATATCTTTTAGCTGCAGTTTCATCCACTACTTTATAAACGTGGAATGGCGCAAGTTTTGCCTTGTCAGTAATTAGCTTTACAATAGAGTAAACTATGTCGTTTGATTGATAACCGTCTCTAACATATTGTTGAGCGTTTTGTCCTTGCCACGTTACAATCCCTTGCTGAATTGCTACCTGTGCGCCTAATGGTATATTCGGAAATAAAGTATTTACTTTCTTTTTACTAAAGAAGTCAAGTAGTCCCATATATGTACAATTTAGTCAAAGTTAGTTATTTTATCCTAATAAACTGACACTACAAATTTTGGTGTATATTCAAAAATCATTCTCATAGCTAAACAATCGCTAAAATCTGGTGAACGTCCAATAAGTGCTTTTACTTTATCTTTTGGTATTATTCCTTTGCTACCGTCTTTATCTACGTGCTTTTGCTTTACTTGTTCAAGTTCTTCAATGATTAATTGCTTTTGTTTACCATCAGCATTGATATATAATTTGCTATCATTTATTAACTCTGCTAACTTATAATAACATTGGCTTTTAAGATTGTCAAAGTTTTCTTTTTGCTTAGTAACTGGATTGTCTAAAGCCCTTGAATTGTTTACAAAGCCTTTGCACCTAAGAATATCACATACTCCACCACCTACTCCATCTTCATCCACTACTATATTAGAAGTTGCTACTTGGTGTTCTTGTTGTAGTTTCTTTATGATATTAGCCACCTCAACAACGCTTTTGCCGTTGTATTGATAAAGTTTAACACGATAGCCAAACCATAAGCCAATGACAGTACTGTCGCTACCAAAACGAGCAACGTCGCAACTAATGTAAGGTGTGCCACTAGGTAAATAATCGCTAGTAAAGCAGTCAAGTATCTTTTCATAATCTATTAATTGTGCAGGGTCTAAACTGTATTCCCAATTACCAAATAACAATCTCTCCTTACTTACGTTATCTAGGGTTAACAGGTTCTCTTTATAGTGCTTAGATATAAATGGGTTATCGTCTATTAACGAAGCAATAAACCTTTTATTGTCTGCAATAGTATTTTCTTTTTGTGGCTTATAAAACTCCGAGTAAGTCCAATTCTTTGCCGGATTGCACGTGTAAAGTATCTTGGGAACTAATTCGTTTTGATCTAACTGAAATCTTATTCTTGATTTTATAATGTTTCGTGCCTTGTCATCTACTTGGTTTGCCTCGTCTATAAATGCATCAGTAATCTCTAACGAACCTAATTCGTCAAAGTTTGGGTCGCTTGGGTAACTATATAGGTCTTTTAGTAAGATAGTCGAACCGTTAAAAAAGTCTATTTGACTTGTTTGTCCGTTGTATTTGTAATGCTTGCCGGCTTCAAGCCCTTGCATCTTAGCAACTTGAAAGAAGGACACAAGAGTAGTTTCCTTGAGCGTCTTTAATACTGCACGTCCTATAAGTCCTCTTGTATTTGGATATTTTAAACGTTGCTTTAATTGCCAATAACAACCTAGCGCAGTTTTTCCACCACCAGCGCCACCACCGAATAAAATTTCGTTTGTTGTTTTATCCTCGAGTAAATCGAGTGCAATAGTTTGTTTTATGGATAGTTCCATTTTATAACGAACCAGTATTTTGTACGTAAGTTTTCTTTTCTTCCCAATTAATATTAATACCACCTGTTAGTTCCACTTCCGTTGATTGCTTTGCTCTGCCCTCTAGTCTATCCATAAGTTCTTGGTATGCCCTTAAATCGCCTTTAAATGCCTTTTGAAGTACAACTAGGTCTAATTGCTCGGCTACCGTAAATTCTTCTTTTTCGCCTGTTATTGGGTTTGTCTTTACTTGCACCAATTCTAATAAACGCAATAAACGCGTCTTGCTATTGGGTACACCTTTTGGGCGACCTGGTCCACCTGGTTTCCCTTTCTCAAATGGTTTAAGATTTTGTTCGTTTGCCATATTTTCTCTTTTTTCTCACTTTTTACAAAGGTACTCCGTTCTTCTTGATTACCAATGTTGGGTCTAATTTTCTCATTCGGTCAACTATAACTTGGCAGTATTTTGGATCAAGTTCAGTTCCGTAGCATTTACGTTTAAGTTGGTGCGAAGCAACCATAGTTGAACCTGAACCTAAAAAACCATCTGCCACCAATTGACCTACTTTAGATGAATTTTCTATTAATGGAGCTAATAATTTAATTGGCTTCATTGTGGGGTGTACATCGTTTCTTGAAGGTTTATCGCAATGAATTATTGTAGTCTTTTGTTTATCTGAAGTAATTTCTTTGATAACATCTAATAGTTCTTTTTTATTTAATTTTCTATAATCTACCTCATCTTCAATTACTGTTGTTTTAGTCCTGTCTTCAGTAAAGTAATGCGCTGCTCCTTCTTTCCAACCATAAAGGCAAGGCTCATGCTTCCAATGATAATCTTGTCTGCCCATAACTAATGCATTTTTAACCCAAATTAAACATTGCTTTAATAAAAGTCCTGAGTCTTTAAATGCTTGTCTAAAATTAGCACCTTCACTATCAGCGTGCCAAACATACCAAGCACCACCTGGCTTTGTATATGAACCTAATGCAGTATAAAAATCATATAAAAATTGATAGAAATTATCATTGCTCATTTCGTCATTCATAATCTTTAATCCTGTTCCACCTTCATAATTAACATTATAAGGAGGATCGGTCATAACCATGTCTGCTAATTCATTATTAAATATTTTAGCCCATGTATCAGTTTGAGTTGAACTACCACATAAAAGTTTATGCTCTCCAATTTCAAATATATCTCCTTCAACAATATCAGTAGTTATCGTTTCTGGTATTTCATAGTCATCTTCTTCTGCTTCAATAATTGTATCTTCTATATTCAAATCAGGAATATCTAAACCCCATTCTTCTAATTGTTCAAAATCATATGTGTTGCTTAATGCATCCCAATCCCATTCTCCATAACCTACGTTATCTTTTACTATAAATTCTTTCTTTTGTTCTTCGGTTAAATCTTTAGCTTGAACTACCGGTACATCAGTTAGTCCAGCTTCCTGACAAGCCTTTAGCCTCATATTGCCACCTAATACAATATTATTCTCGTCTATAACAATCGGTCTTAGTTCTAGCATTTGGGGAAAGTCCTGTATAGACTTTACTAACTGTTTAAACTTATTATCCTTTATTATTCTAGGATTGTTTGGGTTTGGTTTGATTTGTGTTATTAGCATCTTCCTTGTCTATTATACGGTTTAGTCGGTTTATCTTTAGGGCCAGTAGTCTTTTTGTATTTACCACATTTCCTTTTACCAAAGGTTACCTTGTTGCTATTGTTTGCTTTTGCCATAATATTTGTTTATATAATCAGCTACAAAGTTAAAGGCTTCTTCTTTAGTTTCGCCATATACAAAATGATTTATTTCATCAATTATAAAAGTATATCCAAAATAACCATTTATCGGCTTGGTTTCTTTTATAGTGTCGTATATGTTACTTGTATTGCTCAATTATTTCGTTTAATTCAGCTCTGCTCCATTTTTTTACTAACCTGTGTTGCTGCTCCAACTCAATTACTTTTCTTTCCCCTACCTTGTCAATTAGGTTTCTTCGGTAGCCTATTAAGTGAAATTGGTCAAATCCGTTGCAACTTTTACACTCTCCGTTTACGTTATACTCGTCAAATCGTAAAGCTGAACTTCCTTTAACTGGAACGTAGTGGCCGGCATCCATAACTGTAATATCCTTTGTTTGCCCACAACTAATGCAAGTAAAATATCCGTCTCGGCTATCTCTTTGCCTGATATAAGCATTGAATATCTTTTGAGCTTTTACAGTTAGTTTAGGGATTGTTATTAATGCCATATTGCAAAATTAGGTTATTTAATAACACGGAAGCATACAATCCTGCCATTTACTTCAAAACGTTTCTTTTGTATTGGGTTAAGTCCTGATCTAATTGCATACTCACTTAAACCACTTACTCTTTTTGCGTAAGCTATTGACTTAAATACTGTTATTTCTTTTGTTTCTATGTCTATCATTTTTATTGGTCTGCTATTCTCTAGCCCCTTTATCTCTCCACTCATAATCTTTAATAAATTTAATTAATAACGCTAACGCATACAATAATATCGCTAACGGCACACTAATAATAAAAAACTTAATGTATTTCATTGTCTTCATTTTCGCTTCCAAATACATAAATGATTGAACATAATGCTGTAAATATAATTACGCATAAAAAGCCAAGTATAAAGTTCATAGGTTATTTGTTTTGGTATGTTTTGAAATAATGTTTTATTGCCCACCATATAAACCTTCTTAAAACTCCTCTTTGTTTTTTCTTGGTTTCTTTGAAAAAGCTGCCATTTACTTTAATAGCTTCTTCTCTTTGTATTTCAACAACTTCAAAATTTGTGGTATAATTTAGGCAATTATGACATTCCAATCTTTCTGGTACTTTATACTCTTTATATTCCTTATGTAATTGAATATAATTAACCTCAACAACTCCTGTCCATTGAGTATTACATATGTCACAAGTTGCTCTACATACTATATGTCCTATTCCTGATTCCATAATTTATTAATTTTTGTTCATTTTTAATTAATGTTCACGGGCAGTGAACAAGGATATTTTATCGTATATATA